CTTCTGGTGGCACAGCAGGAGATGTCGAGTTTATAAACGGTGCGCCAGAGGATGGCACAACACTGTTTAAGTCACGAACTATAGGAACGGCTAACACGGTTATTGACAGAACTATACCCTCAGAAGGTGTTGTATTTACCAACGGTTTATCTATCAAATACACTTTAGATGTTGCTGATATGATAACAATTTTTCATGCGTGAATACTACAAGAAGGGACGTAAAGTCCGTAAAGATACGGGCATGAAGGGTATGTCTATTAAAAGTGGGGACAAGCGACCCACTAAATCTGGTGCAGGTATGACTGCTAAAGGCGTTGCTAAGTATAGAAGAAACAATCCTGGGTCTAAGTTGAAGACTGCGGTTACTGAAAAGAAACCCACGGGTAAAAGAGCGTCTAGAAGAAAGTCATATTGCGCTAGAAGTGCAGGGCAAATGAAAAAATTCCCAAAAGCTGCAAAAGATCCAAATAGTCGTTTACGACAAGCAAGAAGAAGATGGAGATGCTAGATGGCAATAACTCGCGCACAGATGGCAACTCAAATTAAAAACCCGCCCAATAAAGCCTCAAGGCTTTCCCAGAAGAGGAAACGGGCAGCTGCAAAGGAGAGAGAAAAGAAGGATGGCGTATCTACAAAGTAATATACCGTATTTTAAAGCATGGATAAGAAGAGAATATACAAAGAATTTTATGGACTACCAAGGAGAGTTTTTGCACGCTATGGTGATTGCAGTAACAACAATGCCGAATAGATGTCTCAGTTTTCAAGTAGTTTTTACTGGCTGTGAGTCTGATGATACGGACGAACCAAACGTTCATGGTGGCGCTATGTGGGCAAGAATGCCTATAACTGCTTTAGTTGCTGATGTGTTTTATGAAGAATGGCCTACACCCATGCCAACACATGTGACACAACCTTGGGATTGTATGTCACACGACCACTCAGTTTACGTATTAAACAGAGCAACTCCTGCTCCTTGGATAGCCAAAGTCGATGGAGAGTTCTACCCTGCAAAATACTATTTTACTGTTGATTATACAAACAGTGAAGTAGCAGATGATCCTGCCCAACATAAACAAAGTCATGTTCTTGAGTTGTTAGACGCAGGAGAATACACAGGTAACATAGTTGCGTTACCAAACAATCGGGTTCGTGTTACACACCCTGCGTGGTTTGAAACTGGAGAAGGCGCACCAGACTTTAGACCGAATCAAAATATTTTTCATTCCAAACAGGATCACGAATACGTTTGGGACACTCAACGTGTTTTTAATAATCTATATAAAGAGGAGCAAGAAGATGGCAAAAATGAAGATGGTTAAGGATAAAGACGGGAAAATGGTTCCTGAATTTGCCGCAGATGGTAAAGGTAAGATGGCTGCTGGTAAAATGGTAAAGAAGAAAGGCATGGCAAAAGGCATGGCTGCTGGCAAGATGGTTAAAAAAGGTATGGCAAAAGGTAAACAAGTTAAGAAAATGATGGCTGGCGGTAAGACTAAGAAAGGTTACTCTAAAGGTAAACTTGTTGGAGATCAGGCTAAACTAGATAAAAATAAAGATGGTAAGATTTCTAGAGAAGATTTTAAAATGATGTCTGGTGGCGGTATGATGAAGAAAAAAAGTTACGCTGCTGGTAAGATGGTCAAAAAAGGTATGGCAAATGGCGGTAAAGCTAAGAGCATGGCAAAAGGTAAAGCCAAGGTTCGTGGTTCAGGTATAGCCAAAAAAGGTGTAAGACCCACTAAAATGAGGTAGTTATGCGTAGGTATTATAAAAAAGGTGGTAAAATTTGCCCATCAGGTAAAGCGTGGGCAAAACGCACTTTCGATACGTATCCCAGTGCTTATGCTAATATGGCTGCTTCTAAATACTGCAAAGACCCTAACTATGCAAAAGGGGCTAAAGGGAAGAAGAAAAAGTAATGGGCGCTCTTAAAGATTGGGTTAAACAAGACTGGGTTCGTATTGGTACGGACGGCAAAATTAAAGGCAAGTGTGGGACTTCTAAAGATAAAAAGAACCCAGACAGGTGTCTGCCAAGAAGTAAAGCCAGTAGTTTAAGCCAATCGCAGAGGGCCTCCACTGCTAAGAAAAAGAAACGGGCTGGAGCAAAAGGGAAAACAGTAGTAAAAAATACAAAACCTGCTACAGTAAAAATGCGTGTAGGCGGGCTTGCAAGGAGAAGAAGACATGGCTGAAGAAACTTTAGAAGAATTATTAGAGGAGTACTATGAGGGTTCTGCTTCTGATAGTATGAGTGAAGCTCAATTCCTTATAAATAAAGGTAGAAGAGACTTAGTAAAAACAGGTAAGGGTAGGGGAGAAACCATGAAAATAGGTGACGATAACTTTAGCCGTGGTGGTCTTGCTAGACGTAAGAGGAGCGTAGCACGAGGTTGCGGTGCTATAATGGAAAACAGACGTAAAAAGACTTTATATACATAAGGAGATAATTATGGCGCATTTAAAAATGGTTCAAGTAGGTACGGATGTTCACGACAACCCTGTTTATAATGTTGTGGACGAAAACGATAAACTTGTAAAAACTACTATATTTACCGAAGCAGAGGCACTAGCAATGATATCTGGGGTTGAAGCTGAAGCAGCTCCTGTTGAAGAAGCAGAAGAGATAATTGAAGAAGTAGAAGCAGTTATCGAAGAAGTAGAAGAAGTTATTGAGGGAGTAGAAGAATCTAGTGACGTGCCTGATTATGGAAGCATGACCAAAGCACAGTTAGAAGCTCTTATGAGAGAACATGGTATAGAGTTAGACAGGCGTAAGTCTAAAGGTGACCTATTAGAGCAGGTCGATGGCTATTTTAAAGGGTATTTTAGTATATAGGAGCTAAGAAATGGTTGAGAAGAATAAAAAGAAAAAATCTTTAGCCGAAAGAATTATTGAAGCTGAAGCAGCCGCTAGGCTTGGAAACAAGTCGGATTTAGATAAAAGCGGTATTCTTGAAACTAAAGAAGAATTAGCATTGCTTGATAAAATGCGTAAAGATAAATATGGGGATCCTATGAAATTTCCAAAAACGTATTTGAAAAAACTACAACAAGCAGAAAAAAAAGATGATAAAATTGGTGATGATTTTGCTGAAGTTCAGCGTATGATATATGAGAAAAAAGATCCCAATGAATTAATGAGAAGTAGAAGGTTTAATATAGATCCACGAGCCATAGAACCAGGTATGGGTGGGTTAACCCCAGGTAGAGGTATGACTAACTACCAAGAAGAATATGAAGGCCCATATGCTGGCAGAGGGACGTTAAAAAGAAATTTTAAAAAAGGTGGTAAAGTTCGAGGGGCAGGCATTGCTAGAAAAGGCATAAGAAAGTGTAAGATGGTGTAAAACATGGCTACTTCGGGTACAACAGCATTTGACATGGACTTCACGGAGATCGCTGAAGAAGCGTGGGAGCGTGCAGGTCGTGAAATGCGTTCTGGATACGATCTAAGAACTGCCCGTAGGTCTATGAATCTATTAACTATTGAGTGGCAAAACAGAGGTTTAAACCTGTGGACTATTGATAGTGGCACTCAAACTCTTACAGCAGGTACATCACAATATACTTTACCTGCAGATACCATAGACCTTTTAGACCATGTTATTAGAACAAACGCAGGTAATACTTCTACACAATCTGATCTTACCATAAGTCGTATAGGTGTGAGTAGCTACGCGGCTATCCCAAACAAGTTAACACAGGGTAGACCTCTTCAGGTGTGGATTGAAAGGTTATTAACTGCTCCACGTATAAATCTTTGGCCTGTGCCTGATGATTCACAAACATATACATTTGTATATTGGAGGTTACGTAGGATAGAAGATGCGGGTAATGGTGTGGAAACAGCGGATATGAACTTCCGTTTTTTGCCGTGTTTAGTAGCAGGATTAGCATATTATATAGCTATGAAAGTACCTGAACTAGTAACTAGAGTAGAAATGCTAAAAGCAACTTATGATGAGCAGTATAACTTAGCGGCAGGTGAAGACAGAGAAAAGACATCTGAACGTTTTGTGCCAAGAATAGGGAGGATATAATTATGGGTGGGGTTAGTGATTTAGACATAGACGCTCAAAATTTAAGAGAAGATTTTAAACGTTACTCTAGGATGGACGAAAGTTTTGAAGAGTATTTAAAGAGAAAAGGTAGAAAAGATTTAATAGAATTAGGTATTGATAACGAGTTTGCCGAGGGTGTAGCTTTGAAGTATAAGAAGGGACGTAAAGTTCGTGGATCAGGTGTTGCTAAAAAAGGCATAAGAAAGTGTAAAATGAGGTAAAAATGACTGTACCCTTTGCTTCTAGTAAAAAAGTAATAGCCGAATGTGATATATGTGGGTTTCGTTTTAAACTGCGACAGCTACGAAACATAATTACAAGAGGTAGGAATACAAATTTAAAGGCTTGTCCGCAATGTTTTAGTCCAGACCATCCGCAGAATAAATTAGGTTTATATCCTGTTAGAGACCCGCAAGCTGTACGTGATCCACGACCTGATTTTGCAGGGTATCCTAGTAGTAGAAATACACAATGGGGTTGGGATCCAGTTGGAGATGGTAAAAATATTTATGGGTTAAGAACAAACAGACTAGAAGCTGTAAGTGCAGTAGGTGAAGTAACGGTGACAACATGAATTATACTAACTTAAAAACAAATATTGAAGATATATGTGAAACCAGTTTTTCAGACGATCAGCTTGCTATGTTTACACAACAGGCAGAGCAAAAAATATTTAATACTGTTGAACTACCATCTATGCGTACTGTAGATAGTGGCCCTCTTACAGCCACTAATAAACTGTATACAACGCCTGACGGGTATTTGCACACGTATAGTATAGCGGTAATAAGCAGTAGCACTACTAACTATTTATTAAATAAAGATGTTAATTTTTTACGAGATGCTTACCCTGTAAATACAAGTGCTAAGTATGGGCTACCTAAATTTTATGCTTATCATAGCACTTCGGGGTCTAATGTAAAATTAATGTTCGCCCCAACCCCAGACCAAAATTATGAAATAGAACATATATATGCTAAATATCCTACCTCCATAGTCACCGCAGGTGGTACTTATTTAGGGGATAATTTTGACACCGCGCTGTTAAATGGAGCATTGGTAGAAGCAATAAGATTCCAAAAAGGTGAACCTGACATTATACAAAATTATGAAAAAATGTATTTACATTCTATAACATTATTAAAAAATTCTGTAGATGGTAAATTAAGGCAAGATAGTTATAGATCTGGGCCGTTGGGACAAGGTGCTGGTTAATGGCGTTTACTGGTAATTATTTGTGTACTTCTTTTAAAATTGCTCTTTTAAACGGGGAGATGGACTTTAGTAGTGATACATCTCAATCATTTAAAATAGCGTTATACACATCTAGTGCTACTTTAGATGCTACTACCACTGTGTATTCAACAACTAACGAAACTAGTGGGACAGGTTATACAGCAGGTGGTAACACGTTAACCATTGGTACAGCACCTAAAAGTGATACTTCTGGCACTATTGCGTATCTTGATTTTTCAGACACTACGTGGTCGAGTTCTACTATAACAGCGAGGGGGGCTTTAATTTATAAGTCTGGAGGCACTAATCCTGCAGTTGCAGTATTAGACTTTGGAGCAGATAAGTCATCAAGTAATAGCACGTTTAAAGTTGCGTTTCCTACGGCATCTGATACAACTGCTATTATACGTATTGCATAGAAAGGTTTAAAACATGGCAAGCGTTTACACAAATGACCTTAGACTAGAAGAAATAGGCACAGGTGAGCAAACAGGTACGTGGGGTACAACTACTAACACCAACCTAGAACTTATAGCAGAGGCTTTTTCTTATAGTTCAACTGGAGAAGCAATATCTAACGCTTCTACACATACCATAACAGTTGCTGATGGGGCCTCTGACGAGGCAAGATCATTATATTTAAAATGCACAGGTGGGGGGCAGGCTTGTACAGTTACACTTGCACCTAATTCATTATCTAAGGTTTGGATAATAGAAAACCAAACAAGTTTTACTTTAACCTTTAGCCAAGGCACAGGGAATAATGTAGCTGTTTTAGCAGGGCAAGTAAAAATGATAGCTACTGATGGTGGAGAGAGCAGTGCTGCAGTTTATGACCTATTTCAAGATTTAGCCATACCAGACTTGTTTGTTGATGATGATTTAAAATTACAATCAGATGGCGCGGTTCTTTCGTTTGGCGCGGATGGAGATGTCAGCTTAACACATGTTGCGGATACAGCTCTATTATTAAATGCAGGTATGGCAGTTCAGTTTAGAGATTCTGCTATATCTATTAGATCAAGTGCTGATGCTACATTAGATCTCGTAACAGATGGAGATATGAATTTAACGGCTGGAGTTGATATTAACATTCCAGCGAATGTTGGTTTAACTTTTGGTGATGACGGAGAAAAGATAGAGGGTGATGGCACAGATTTAACCATTACTGGTAATAATATTAATCTAACTGCTACAGCTGATGTTAATATACCTTCAGGTGTTGGGCTTACTTTTGCCACTGCAGAAAAAATAGAATCGGATGGGACTGACTTATCTATCACTGTGGGTTCAGGTGGTGATATTAATATACCTGCCGATATAGGATTAACATTTGGTAATGACGGTGAAAAAATTGAGGGTGATGGCACAGACCTTACTATAACAGGTAACAACATTAATTTAACTGCCACAGCGGACGTGGTTGTGCCTGCTAATGTAGGAGTCACTTTTGGCACTGGAGAAAAGATAGAGGGGGATAACACTGATTTAACAATAACTTCTGGGGCAAAGATAAACTTAACAGCCACTTCAGATGTAGTTATACCTTCGGGCGTGGGGTTAATACTTGATGGTTCTGGAGATGAGAAGATAGAATCTGACGGCACTGATATAAGCATAAGCGTTGGGTCTGGTGGAGACATTAATATACCCGCAAGTATTGGTGTAACTTTTGGTGATGATGGCGAAAAAATAGAGGGAGATGGTACAGATTTAACAATAGCCTCTAGCGCTAAAATAAATTTAACCGCCACTTCTGACATACATGTGCCTAACAATGTAGGTATCGTTTTTGGTGGAGACAGTGAAAAGATTGAAGGTGATGGTACAGATTTAACAATATCAGCTAATAATTTAACTGTTGATGCTGAAGCAGATATTATTCTTGATGCAAACGGGGCTAATGTAACATTTAAAGATAATGGCACATCTATATTAGATATAGCTAACAACTCCTCTGATGTTGAACTTACCGTAAGTGTCGCTGACAAAAACTTTGCTATCAAAGGCACAGATGGGTCTAGTGCTATAACTGCACTTGACATTGATATGGAGCTTGCAGGAAAGGCTACGTTTAACGGAGATGTTGTTGTGGGTGGTGACTTGACCATAACAGGTGACGATCTTATTATGGGAACTAATACAGCAGGACACATATTAGTTGCAGATGGTACTAACTTTAATCCTGTAGCGGTAGGGTCGTTATCAGAAATATCTACAGCAGCTGATGATGATGTTCTTATAGCAGTGGACACATCAGGGGGAGGTCTTAAAAAAATTACCAGGAGCGCCATTATTGCAGGCACAGGTTCAAGTGGTGATTTATCAAACGTATCAGAGGACTCGACTCCACAATTAGGCGGTAATTTAGACACTAATTCTCACAATATACTTATTGACGATGCACACTTCATAGCAGATGAAAACGGCAATGAGCAAATCATATTTCAAACAACAAGCAGTGCGGTCAATCAATTTGATATAACAAATGCTGCAACAAGCAATCCACCATTACTTTCTGCTACAGGTGGAGATACTAACATTGATCTTGATCTATCGGCAAAAGGAACAGGTCACGTAACCGTTAGAGGTGATACTAACTCTGGTGCTATACAGTTTAATTGTGAGGATAATAGTCACGGTCAAATTGTTATTGCACAACCTCACTCTGCAGGTGTAACAAATACACTTACACTTCCTGCAGGATCTAGCTCAACATTAGTATCTCTCGTATCTACAGATACGCTTACAAACAAAACCTTAACAAGCCCTGTTCTTAACACAGCTACAGTGGGTACGTCTATCGTTCCCTCTAGTGCTGATGGTGCTACATTAGGTACAGCAAGTGTAGAGTTTTCTGATCTGTTTCTCGCAGATGGTGGCACGGTACAGTTTGGTAACGATCAAGACGTAACATTAACGCATGTTGCTGATACAGGTCTGTTGTTAAACTCTACAATGCAACTTCAATTTAATGACGCATCCCAATATATTAACGCTCCTAGTGCTACTGTTCTTGATATAAATGCAACAGATGAAATAGAACTTAATGCTACACTTGTGGATGTTAATGCAAACTTAGATGTAAGTGGCACATATACTGGTGGTGGTCTTATGACTACAGGAGGTAACATTGTTATACCAGATGCAGGTAATATAGGTTCAGCCTCTGATACAAATGCGATTGCAATAGGTGCTGATGGTGACGTTACATTAACTCAAGATTTAGAGTTGCAACACGATGCTGCAACATTATCTTTTGGTGCTGATAATGACGTTGTTCTTACACACGTTGCTGATACAGGTCTGTTATTAAATTCTACAATGCAACTTCAGTTTAATGACGCATCACAGTATATCAATGCTCCAAGTGCAACAGTTTTAGACATAAACGCAACAGACGAGATTGAACTTAATGCAACACTCGCAGATATAAACGCAAATTTAGATGTAAGCGGAACGTATACAGGCGGTGGCTTAATGACTACAGGTGGCAACATTGTAATACCTGACGCAGGCAATATTGGTTCAGCTTCTGACACAGATGCTATTGCTATAGGATCTGATGGTGATGTTACGCTAACTCAAGATTTAGAATTACAACACGATGCCGCAACATTATCTTTTGGTGCTGACAATGATGTTGTTCTTACACACGTTGCTGATACAGGGTTATTACTTAATGCTGCAATGGTAGTTCAATTCCGTGACAGCGCTATTAATATTGGTTCACCTGCTGACGGGGACTTAGATATTAATGCAGATGATGAAATAGAACTTAACTCAACATTAATTGATATTAACGGTAATGTAGACGTAAGTGGTACATACACAGGTGGCGGTCTTATGACCACTGGTGGAAATATTGTAATACCTGACACAGGTAATATTGGTTCAGCTTCTGACACAGATGCCCTTGCAATCGCAGCTAATGGTGTAGTTAATTTTACGCAACAGCCAACGGTGTCTAGTGCGGCTGTTAAAGTTGCAGGAAAAGAAACAATATGGATACCTGCCGCAGCTATGTACCCAGAAAGTACAAATGGATGTGCTGATCTTACTCAAGTAGAACTAGCAAACGGCCCTGAATTAAAATGTTTAGACTTTGCAACAGGGTCAGATGAGCATGCACAATTTACTATAGCTTTTCCTAAATCGTGGGATGAAGGAACGGTTACGTTTAAAGCATATTTCACAGTGACGGGTACAAACACGGGAACAACAGCTTGGGGGTTAGCAGGAGGATCTTTCTCTGACAACGGAGATTTAAACACAGCGTTTGGTACTACGGTAGTAGCTACTGCAAAAGCCCACTCAGGAACAAGTAACGACTTAGATGTTACAGCAGAAAGTGGTAACGTAACTATAGCAGGTTCGCCTGCCGCAGAGGACTTGTGCTTCTTTCAAGTTATGAGAGATGTTTCTGCTGACGATCAATCAGGAGATTCTAGGCTTTTGGGTATAAAACTATTTTTTACAACTGATGCGGCTAATGATGCATAATGACAAGTTTTGGCTATAATGTTTTAGGGTTTGGTGTAGTTCTAGGGGCTTCTGGACTAGATTTTACTGCTTCAGCAGCATCCAGTTTAAATTTACAAACTGCGTTTGGCACTTCTGACTATCAAGGCGCTTTAGCAAAAACATTAATTGTTCCAGAAGGTGTGGATCTTGGCCCAATAACCATCCCAGATGGTATGGGTGGGACACTTACCATAAATAACGCAGGCACTATTCGTGGTCTAGGTGGTACGGCAGGTGGTGCAGGTTCAGGTGGTTCTGGAACTGGAGGAAATGGTAGTGCAGGTGGTGCAGGTGGACACGCAATAACTTCAGCACATAGCTTTAACCTTATTAATACTGGAGAAATCTCTGGTGGTGGTGGAGGTTCAGGCGGTGCAGGTGGAGGTGGCCAGGGTGGAACTGGTGGTAATGGTTCTACTACCTCAACTAGCACAAGTGGTTATAGTTATAACTATACTAATTATCGTTGGTCTATAGTTAGAGGTGGTGGATATCCTTATCCAATTAATATTGCTTATGGTGGGAGTATTGGGCAAGGATATATTAATAATAGTAATTGGCTTAATTATCCTACTGAAATGGGTGGTTCTGGTAATAATATGTCACCTAATGGCAATTATCCGAGGTATGTAAGAGGTAATAAAAATAATGCTGACAGTTATAGCAATGTAAATATTTATTATTCAGTTGCAAAAAAGACTCAAACATCATCAAGTACATCTGGTGGAGCAGGTGGAAACGGAGGAGCAGGTGGAGCAGGTGCAGTAGGTCAAGGTTATGGACAATCCGCAGGAGGAGCCAATAGTGGAAGCGGAGGAAGTGGTGGTTCGGGCGGTGGAACAAATGCAGGAACTGGTGGAACGGGTGGATCGGGTGGAACTGGCCCTGCTGGAGCAAGTTATGGTGCGGCAGGTAGCGGTGGAGCAAGTGGAAGTACGGGAAGCACGGGCGCAAATGGAAACGCATCTAACGGAAGTGGAGGCTCAAGTGGTGGAAGCGGAGGTTCAGGTGGTGCGGCAGGTAAAGCGGCATCTTTCTCGTCTGGCTCAATAAACATAGTAACAAATAGTGGAACGGTAAATGGTGCTACATCTTAAAACAATAGAGCAAGTACAGTCAGAACAGACTGATGAAGAAATAGATATTCAGTTTATTTGGCATAAAGCTAATGAAGAAGATTTTGAGGTTGCTTTTAAACCAAAAAAAATGACACAGTTTTTTCCTGACAAAATGAAAGGGCATGAACTTTCTGTAACTCCAAAAGAAATGCCTTCAGAATATATAGGTTTTAATCCTAGTGTAAAAAAATGTATGCCATTTACAGACTGTATGAAGCTAGGCTTTGGTATTCCTCTTTGGCATTATTTATTTATTCGTAATGGTGAAGCGTATGATTCAGCTCAAAATTCTATCAATCCAAATGATGATATGCCTTATAATTTAGGCAGTCATAAAAAAATGCAGTTAGAAAATACTACATTAAATGAATTAAAACTTCCATCAACAATTAGAAAATTATCTAGTCCTTGGAGAATTACCACGCCTAAAGGGTGGTCTTGTTTATTTACTGCTCCATATCATAGAGATGATATACCAGTTAAAATATTCGGTGGTGTTGTAGATACAGATATATACCCCGTTGCTCCTCAACTTCCTTTTCTTGTTGACCCTGATTTTGCAGGTGAAGTTCCAATGGGTACTTTAATCGCTCAAGTCATTCCATTCAAACGAGTAAATTCAAAAATGGTAATGTCTTACATGAATGAAACAGAGAAAAGAGAATTAAATATCGGCAGAGGAAAAATGTTAAGAAAACAGAAAAAACACTATTTAGAGAATTATAGAGATAAAAG